GGAGATAAATTTAGTTTTACCAAAGGTGTCTCTCACAAGAGTTAAACTTGTATAAGTATCTTTTGGAGTAATACTATGACACAGACTTGATATCATATATAGTCCTCCACTTTTCTTATTGGGTTTTGTATTTGGGTTAGTGGATATTTGAGGAAACTCACAATAGATTAAGTCACCAGCACGCAGGGTAAAATCTCCTGCTATCATAATATTTATTTTGATTGAGAACATTTGATTGTATCTCATCACAGATTGTACCATACTATTAGCAGCATCGAAAGCAGGCTTTTCTGGTTGCTCTTTCCAATTCTCCAATTGTTTTTCTGCTGTATCACCTGAAGGCATGATACCTATATCCAATACTCTATTCATCAATCTAGACATAGGTTTCCTAAACTCATCTGCAACAGAATCAATCTCATCTGCTCCTAGATTTTCAATCTTTCCTTTACTTGACTCTGGAGATGTTTGTTCCCCAGCTTTACCTGGAGGTTTTTCTACTGGAGGATCAACACTAAAAGGTCTTACTTTATATTCATACTTCATAAAATCAAAGAACAAAGTTCTATTAGAATAAGCTCCCAATACTAAATTGTTTTGCAAATCTATATCTCTATCAATAGTATACTCTAATATCTTACCTTTATAATCTCTAGGATTTTCATCTGTATTAGTAAAAATATAATTCCCTTTAGGTTTATTCTTTTTCTTATTAAACAAAACATCAATGGCTTTAAAATTATATCCATCATAAGTTTCATAGAAAAGATATCCTGCTGCTCCTCCCATTTTACCTCCCTTTGGCGGCAATGGAACAGATTTAGAAGCTAACCACGTGCAAACATAGAAAGGTTTCCTATCATTACCTATAAAATTATATTCAACACCAGTCTCATCAACATCAACTTTCTTCTTAGTTTTTATACCAGCACTACCTGTTGTAGCCTTAGTAAGAATGTCCCTTACACTATCAGATATTTTACCATTATATCTTTTCACTACTCTACACTGCTCATTAGCTAAGAGTTCTCTGGATGTAAAATCTAAACTATAAACGTCCTTTGATGTTCCCGAAATAACATTCCTCACTCTATTAATATACAACTTATTATCCTTTTTAAATTTCAATTTATTTCCATCATGATCCTCAATAACAATATGTGATGGCTCTCCTCCTCTTATAGGAAGTCCATCTAAGATTCCAATATTACCAAATGATTTCTTATCACTACCTCCAGTCTCTGCAATGATAGCAGTTAAAGATACTGAATTAGATAATACATCCTCATAATATTTTATATCTACTACACCAGCAGAAGCATCAATAGACTCGCCATCATCTTTAGCTTGAAACAATTCAAACTCTCTTATATTACCTGTTCCACTGGATCTTTTATTTGCCATTCTTATACCTTGTAAAGAGTTGCATTAGTTAATATATTTAATGTATCTTGAGACTGCCCTATCTGAATAGGAATAAACCCACCCTTACCTGCTTCAGATGCTGGAGCTGCTGCTGTTTCTTCTCCACCACCATCTACTATAGTAGTAGGTTCTTCTCCACCATCCTCATAGGATGCTGACTCTGATACAGCTTCAGCATCACTATTACTTTCTTGAGGTCCTATACTAGCAGATGTTTCTCCTTCTTCACTCCCTTCACCTGGAGGGAAAAAAGATTTAACTAATATTTTAGCAGACTTCCAAGGGAATAATACATTTAAGAAATTAGGAAACTTATCTATCTGCCCATCTTTTCCTCCAGCAAACCCTTCTGTTTTAAGCCAATCATATAGTCCTAAGAATTTCGTTACCCTAGTTGCAACTGCTCTCCTTCCTCCACCTTCAGGAATAGTAATAGGATCTGTTGTAATTATATTTTTTACATACCTTCCTATACCTCCAGCAATCCATTTAACTACCTTCTTACCTCCTTCAAGTATCTGCATAAACTTCTCCTTTAATTTCTGACCAGCTCCTGCCCATCCATCCTTACCCATAAACCCTTCATATAAAACATCTCCTACAAATTCTCCAGCTATCTCACCCACAAACATTCCTATTGGTCCCAATGCTAATCCCAATCCACCACCAATAGCAGCACCAGCAGTCTTAAATAATGTTTGCCCTATTGGATCACCAGCAAACATAGACATGAGAGCCACTAAAAGCGGACCAACCACTGGTATCTTAATTGCCTTAGCTCCCTTAGCTAAAGATTTAAATAAAGTTTTGATCCCTGGTCCTGCTGCAGCTTTAGCAGCATTCTTTCCAAATAATTTCCCTATCCATTTACTAACCCCTCCACCTACATTCTTTACAATATTCTTTCCACGATTTAATATATTACCACCTACATTTTTTATAAAATTCTTTCCTTTGTTTAATAAATTACCAGCAAAAGTCTTGCCTTGATTTATTGCATTAGCTATCTTTGGAAAAGCATTTGCACCTGCGTTAAGTATTCCTTTGATAGCATCATCAACCCATTTCAATGCATCATCTACCCAACCCATAATTTTATTCCCAATCTTAACAAAAATATCCCCAACAAACTTTCCAACCGATTTGAATGGTTTAGCAATTAAATTTAAACCTTTACCTATAAGAGATTCATCTAAATCACCTCTATTTTTAAAAGTATCATAACCTAAATATGCCGCTGCAGCTGTTGCTACAGGGTTATCAAAAATTTTATCTTTTAGTTCTTGAAAGTAAGATCCAATACCATATTGTTTTCTACCGTCTAAACCCATAATACCACCATACGCTGCCATCTGTCTGTTAGGTAAAGTTGGTCCTGTTGGTTTAGGTGCAAAAGGATTAACTGGTTTTGTTGGATCTTCTGGTAATGGGTTACCACCACTCATCATACCTTCTCCAATAATCATTCTTCTAAATTCGTCTTTGCTCATTGGTGTAGCATCAGGTCTTTGTTCTAATAAATCATAGATATATTTTTCGTACTCTTCATCTAATAAAGCATCCACCATCATCATCTCCATTTCTTGTGGAGATTTAGGACCTTCTTTACCTCTATACTTAATAGATGGTGCGTTGGTCATTAATTCTTCTGAAATTGATATATCTGTTATTGCCATGGTTTTGCTACTTTACTGTGTTTTTCCTATTAAATCAAGAGCTGGCATGATAACTGTTACATCTCTTTGCACGTCTTCTTCTGGAATATTTGCAGCTTTTAATGCTTCCTCAGTCTCGTACACCTCTCCTGTTTTTTTGTTTTTAATTGTAGTTATTATCTTTTCTGGTGTTAATTCAATCATTATGTTGTTACCTCTTTCTTAATATTTAGATAGCTGACACCAAATGTAAAAGCGTCTGCACTACCTGCTTTGATTGTTAGTGTTGTTCCTCCCACTACTATTAGTGGTTGGGTTAATAATTCTTTTGTTTGATTAGCTGTTAATGGCACTGATTTTATAACTACAATACCATTATTAGTAACTGTTGGACTAGGTGTGCCAGCAGATGTAACTAAAATAGATTTAATAACATATGTTTCACTTACTAAAGGATTATTAGTACCAAAAGGATTTTTTTCTGTATTGTCCGTATTAGCGTTTAAACCCACAAATTTATATTCATTTACTACTGCCATTAATCTAAAAAGAAACTTCTAGCTTCTATCTCCTGTTTTAACTCTTCTTGAAACGTTGTATTTAATTTTTCTAACACGGCATCTAAATCTCGCACGAGTGATTGTGCTACATCTTCTTCATATTCTGCACTTGCTCGAGTTAATGATTGTACTATTTTAGCCATTATAAACTTGCAATGCCTCCTTGACTATAACCTGTTCTACCTCTACCGCTTTCATTAGAAAAAGCTTCATTAGTTCCTGTAGATTTAGATCCAAAACCTCCGCCTTTACCATCTGTAAATCCCATTGCATCAGCTTTTGCGTATACTTCTGGATTTGCCTTTCGTGCTCTAGATGCTACTTCTTTTTGTTGTCTTTCCATTTCTCTACCTATTTCAGCTCGAGCTTTGTCTAATTGTTTTTGTTGAAATTTACTTAAATTTTTACGATTTCTCATTTTATTAATATAATTTCCTAGCTGTTCTTCATAATCATTTGTTCCAAACATTGAAACTACGTTCTGACCGGCTAACACAGATCCTGGTCCATATTTTGCCAAACCAGTACCTTGATCTCTACCTATCATTCCTTCTTGATTAGATAAAAAACTTATTTGACCTGCAAGGTTAGGATTATAGTTTCTTGCATTAGGGTTTAATGGATTAAATTTATTACCTAGAAATGCAACACCACCAGCTAATGCTAAAGGTCCCAAAGGCACTCCACCAAGTGCAGATCTTACTCCTAAATTTACAGCTCCTCTTTTAACAAAATTTCCTAAATTAGCTGGAGAAAAAGCCGAGGTAATTCCACCACCTGTTAACACATCTATTTCTGATTGTGTAGGAACTTCAAGACCTAATTGTTCATAAGCTAATTCTATAGCTTTATCTATTCCATATGTTCTAGCAAGAGGCGCGGCTATTGCCATTACTAACTGTTCCATTATCGTCTTCCTCCAGCATGTATATCTAATCTAAACGTTCCTAGTTTCCAACTAGTATCTATAGCTGTATTTTTTATTGTAAGAGCAACAGCTCTCGCTCTTGCTCGTGTATCTACTTTTGTTGTAGATGATGTAATGGTAAATGGTCCTAAAGATGAACTAGCTGCTGTGTTATTAGGATAGTTTCGTAAATCTAATTGCACAATTGTATTACCTTGTTGAGCAATAAAGTCAGGTATAATTCTACTAACTCGCATAATATTTTCACCATCTCCTCTAAGATCACCTAAATTAGTTGCAGCTCCTCTAACAACTTTTTGTGTAATATCATAATCTCCAGAAACAATATCAGCAGGAATAGCTGTTGTAACAGCTCCAGCTTCTAATTGATTAACACCTGTTTCGTGTTCAAAGTATATTGTTGTACCATCAGTGTTACCAGTAACATCAAATGAATTATCATCGTCTGCATTATATTTTGTTGCATGTGGTAAACCAAATACTGCAGAATCTTCCCATGTGCTTCTTGCAAAAAGATTACTATCATTTGTAAACCATATAGGACGTTTAGATGTCGAATCTAAATAACTATAAAAAACTGCTCTGTTATTTACGTTAGATGTAGATGTTGGATAGAACCAAACAACTTCTCCAAACAAGTTATTAATACCTGCATAAATTAATTGATTTGATGTTGTGTTTAAATCATCATAAACGAAATCTTCAACCAAACAATCCATAGATTCTAGTTTACCAGTGTATCTAAAGAAACCATTATCAGACATCCAATATGCAGCACCATCAACTTCAACAGCAGCATTCATACCTATCAGTCCACAGTTGGTTCCTACTTGTTCAAATGCAAAAGTAAAAGGTGTACCCACAAAACGCATTGTAAATAAAGCTGTGTCTGTCCAAACATAGATTGCATTTCTACCAAGTTTAGCTCCAATGATCCGTGATCCGTCGGCCAGTCTTTGTGTGCCAGCACTATTAATTGCTGTAGGCGTGTAGTCGTTTATATTTTCTTGAGATGAAAATCTAATAAACATATCATCTTGTGTTGCTGGATCTCCAATAGTTCTTTCAGTTCCAAAAAATACTAAGTGACGATCGGGTGTTGATATTAACATATCACGTGACGCAGTTGGTGCACCAGCTATAAGAGTAGCTCTAGTTGATGTAGCGTTAGCTGCATCACCATCCCATTCAAATGCTGAACCACCTACAATTAGTGCAATAAGTTTAGCTCCTAAATTATCAAGAGCCCATAAACCAGGATCTGTAACTTTATCGGTGTTAGCTGCTGGTGAACCCCACCCTGTAAATTGAGATGTGTTTGTAACTGTTGCTCCATTAGAGTGTGTGATAGCCGTAGTTCCTCTAGCTGCTCTACCTATACCAGTTAATTTAGTTCCTGTAATACCCGTATAAGATATTTCTTCTGATCCTATTTGAACAAAGTTAGTTCCCGTTGAAGGAAAACCTGTAACACTAGTTAATGTTATTTCTGTTGCAGAACCATTATTACCACCACTTGTGC